GTAATACTCAACTTTCAGGAACTTAGTACAACACAGTTCTACTTATGAGTTCGGAAGTTGAAACCCATCTGACTTATTTTGCACAAAAGGAAAGGTGGTGACTTTCGCCACCACCTTGTAAATCATTGAAAACTAATTGCTTAGTTCTCGCCTACGTTCGTGGTGCTGTTTACGGACAGGTAGCGGCCAGTTACTGTGAGACGCTGAACTCCTGACGGATTGAAGACGAGGAAGCCCAAATTCTCGAAGATGCTGAAGCCGATTTGGCGAAGATCAGGACGATCTGCACTCATCACGGTCAACGGAATACGCTCCGGGATGACACCAAGGAACTCAGCATCGGCCAGAATGTACACGCAACCATAACCAACCTTACGGGACTGGAGTAGAGTTGCGCCCCAGAGGTAACCCATAATGCCAGTCTTCAAAAGCTTGCGCTGTGTTTCACGGTCAATGTTCTGTTGAGTCCACTTCAGCAAGTCCGTATAGTCGCGGGGGTTGAAGAAGCAGAAAGCAACTGACAAGTCGTGACGCTGTACCTGACCGAAACCATCAGCCATGCTGTTGATGTCGATAGGTGCGGAAATCGGGATGTCCGGGTTGTAGATCGTGTCAGTAGACGACTTGCTTGCGGCGGCCAGAGCCACTGAGTCGAAAATTCCGAATACATAACCATCTTCGGCGGCTCCAACTTCAGCCTTCGAGAGGTTAAGAGCACGAGCTACTAGGTCAAAGCGACGTTCCTTGATCTGCGTAATCGGAATCATCGGGTTAGAGACGATTTCGAAAGTAGGAACGGTTACACGCTTCGGCTTGGTGACGCGGACGATGTCTCCACCCTCTTCGCCGACCACAAAAGCTTCGACAAATGAACCACCAGCGGTTGAGCCGACAGTCTGAGCGGAGGTATCAAATTCCTTGTCATAGATGGGCAGAGCACCATCGGGAAGGGTTTCGACCATAAGAGCCTTACGAGCAATGCTCATGTAGTCACGACGACGGCGAAGGCTCGGCCCGAGAGAAGCTGCAAGCTTCTGACGACCACCCGCCGTTTTCAAGAGCTGACCCAGCATCGCGGTCTGTTGCTGAGTGCGAGAAAGATTTGCCATGTTATTATCCTTTTACTTTCGTCGTCTATTAGAGCAACGAGGCTACGCCAACCCAAGGTTCGGCGGCAGTGTAAGCGTGAGTGCAGATTCCAACGGGAAGTGAACCAGTGCCCTTGAAGGCGGACGTGGTGTACTTGCCAATGTTGCCGTGGGTGGTTCCGCCGCAGTAGACGTACTGACCAACTACGAATGAGGCTTCGTTGGCAACGTCAAATGCTTCGGAGTTAACACAACCCTGCCAGAAAGCGCGAACTACAGGTGCCTTCTTCGAACCGGAAGGACCAATAGCTCCGGCGAACTCACCGGGGCCGTTCAGAAGAGTAGCGTACGGTACCATCGAGTCGGCATCGCAAGGGACAATAGCAACTAGACCAGTCGCTACCGTAGGAACCTTCAGAGCAACGATAACGCCGCCCAAGAACCCGAGGGAGGTTAGCGTCTGCTGGTCGGTACCGGGGTCGCCAGTGAGCAGAGCGTCTGGCATGGTGCTGCCGTCGTTCTGACCGTAATAAATCAATTTGAGGGCCATTTTTGTTTCTCCATGTAAGAAGTTGAGTTATTACCTACCCCCAATCCGTAGTCTAGGAGTAGACAGCGGGACTATAGAGGTGGTAATTCTTCGTACATCTATGGGGTGGATATTTAAATTTTTATTTCACTGACATTTTAATTAGCGTATTTACATACATGAGGTACACCATCTACCTAGTCACCTGTACTGTAACTGGCAAATATTATGTTGGTCAGACCATGCGGCCACTAAAGGTACGCTGGCGAGTACACTGTAACGCGGCTCGAAAAGGAGTAATAACTCACTTCTACAACGCCATCCGTAAGTATGGGTCTGAAGCTTTCATCATTGAATCGTTGGTTGATGGGTTGCCAACTAAAACGGCTGCGGACTTGATGGAGAAGGTATGGATAGTGGCTTTGAACGCCCGAGACAGAGAGTACGGTTACAATACAACCAGTGGCGGGGACGACCCACCCTCACACAAAGGGGTTACTCGTTCCAAAGAAACTCGACGCAAAATGGCTGAGTCTAAGCGAGGAAGCAAAAACTCGCAGTTTGGTAAAATCCCGAAAAATACTTACACTATCGAAAATAACCCCAATCACGGCAAGTCACATTCACCTGAAGTAATAGAGAAGATGCGTGAGGCTCAACGCAAACGATGGGCTGACCCTAACAGCTATACGCGGATTAGAAGCTGCACATGCAGCCGTACGGGGCAGCAAACGGGGCTCCCCAAGTCCCGAAACCCGTGCCAAAATAAGTGCCGCCACTATAGGTAAACCTAAAACTAAGAGGCAATAAAAAACCCCACCGGGGAGGTGGGGTTTTTCTTGTTACGGTTTGAAGTTAGTATTCGTCGTTGTTGAAGAGCATCTCACCGAGGTCTACCGTCTTTACCTTCTTGTCAGAGGCTACGATAGGCTTGATGCGTTTCAGGGTAGCCGATGACTTGGGAGCTTCGAGCTTCGGCTTGGAGTCCTGCGGAAGACGCTTCGCACCTTGTTCTTCGGGTGTGATGTCCTCGATTGCATCCGCCCACAGGTCGCCCATATGGTCAGATTCAGTGTCGCGGGTCTCGGCTTCAGTCTCCTCGTTCTCGAAGTGATTGGCAGCTTCACCAGTGGAGGATGGAATGAGTTCCATACCAGCCACTTCTTGTGCAGTCTTCAGAGAGCCCATCAAGGAAGCAAGCGGATCGCCGTCTGCACCCTGCATCGAGAAGATGCTCTGCATGTCGTTGGCGTAGTGGTCGGCCATCGAAGCCTCTAGGTTGGTGGGTTCGAAATCTTCACCACCACTAGCGGTTACGCTGTCGCCGTCTTCGTCTTCGTTGGCAAGAGCAGACTTCTTTTCTTCCAAATTGCCGTCGTTGAACATTTGGTCAAAGTCGAGTTCCTTGCCTTCTTCTGCAACTTCCTCGCCTTCGCCTTCCAGCTCGTCGCCAGTGGCTTCCAGCTCGTCGCCTTCGCCCATTAGCTCGTCGCCTTCGCCCATTAGCTCGTCGCCTTCGCCCTCTAGCTCTTCACCGTCCATGACCCCACCAAAATCCGGCTCTTCATTCTGTTCGCCGAGGAGTTCGGTTTCGAGCGACTTGATGGCACCAAGAGCCTCGTCAACCTTTTCCTTGATAATTTCGGTGTCGCCTTCGACCTTAAGGTCTTGGCCAGTTGCTTCAGGAGCGCCCTCTTCAGGCAACGCACCCTCATCCATCGGGGGCATTCCACCATCTTCTGCGGGTGCTTCAGCAGCTTCTGGTGCCGGGGGCATCGGAGCTTCAGCAGGGGGAGCGGCAGGAGGCGTATCTTCAGGGGCGGCGGTCTTCGAGCAATTCTCACAGCCCTTGCAGTCAGCGCCTTCGCAAGCAGCAGCCTTCTTTGCAGAAGCCTTCTTCTCGCCTTCAGACTTATTGACGGTGTCGGCATCACGGTCGCCCGCTTTACCTGCGTCAATCTTGGACAGGTCGCCCTTGGTATCAGAGCCTGCACGACCATCATCATACTTGGCTGGCTGTTTGCCACATTCCTTTGTGTCGTCAGCAACCTTGGTGGCCGCGTTAATCGGCTTGCCGCTCATTTCCTTCTTGATGGCGGCGGTTGCGGCCTTGTCTTCACCTTCAGCACCCTCGTTCAGGGTCTTCTTGGCTTCAAGGGCAATCTTGGTGTAGTGTGAGTTAATCGCGGTCTGACGCAGAGTAGCCTTCAGGACGGATGTCTTGTTCTGAAGCAGGTTGGACGCGAAAGCCTTCTGGAATTCGACGGGAGCAGTAGGCAGCATAGTTTTGGCAATCGTCCAAGCCGCTGCCACACGAGTCTTCGCTTCCTTGGTAATCGCCTCCCGCTTAGTTTTTACCTCGGCCAGCTTTTCAATTAGCGAAGGCTTGGTTGGATTTGCCATAGTAATGTCACCTTTCTTCGATGTGGGGCGTAGATTGCCCGTTCTACCTTGAGGTTGATAGTTCTTTTTCTCGTTAACTTGGGATTTCTTGCTTGCCATAGTAGGAGCAAGAGGCGGCTGTATGGTCTCGGCTTCTGGGGATTCTTGACCGACAAGGCTGTTATCCATGCCCATCGAATCCTCTTCAGGAACAACTACATCAAGAGGGTCATCGGCTGGTGGTAGTGCGGCAGGTGCTGCTGGTGCGAGGAGGTCTACGGGAGCGGCCATGGGGTCACCCATGCCACCGGAGTCCCCACCTGCGATATCTGTGAACTGCTGATCTAGGTTATTGAGGTCGGCCTTGACATCTTCCGACCAATCACCAGACTTGAATTTTTCCCATTCGGTAATGAGTTGGACACGCTCACGCATAGAGCGAATTTCCTTCTCCAGTTCCTCCCGCTTTTCGGCGAGTAAGTCGAACTTGGCGGAGCCGCCAGTGTCACCCACGGGCATTGTAGAGTCCAGTTCAGTGATTTCGCCGTCTAGCGCGTCGAGTTCGGCGATTTTGTGAGATAGAGCTTGCTTCGTGGCAGAGATACCCATACCCTTCAGCGATTTCTTGTCCTCTTTTGTCAGAAGCTTTTTCTTCACTTGTTCTTTTTCCTTCTCAGAGAGGGGCTGCTTTTCGTCGAGGGGCTGCTTTTCGTCACATTTCTTAGAGGTCGCCATTATCGTAAATTTCTCCCGCGTAGGTCATCTTCATTCATGAGAACCTCGCCTACATCTAGTTTCGAAGCTACTTTACTATACATATTGGTATTTGCTGCCTTACGGGTGTAAGGAGTCTTCGGGCCTATCCATTCGTCCGCGACAGTTGACTGCTTATCTGCACCGGGGAAAGCGGGGGTACCTACCCAAGAAGCTTCGACAAACTTCACTCCGCCATTAGGGAGTGAGGCATGGCCGCAGAGTTCCGCGACACGTCGGGCCACGCCATCTTCATCAGCAAGGAAAGTCCCCTTCTGATAGGAGAGGTGACCACAGTAAGTATTTGCGTCGGTAACATGTGACCCACAGAAAGAACAGATGACAAGGTCAGTCACGCACCCCATGGAGAGGTAGCGAACCTTACCCTCCCGGATGTCTGAGACCAGTTCCTTGTGGGCAGTATCAGTGGCTACGAGGATGTCGCAGAAATATACCCAAACTTCAGGGGGGGCGATTTGAATCTTACGCAGGACTGCGTCAAGGATGTGCCCCTTGGCATACTTGGAATTCTGGAAGTGCTCGACAAAGTTGAAAGCCCCAACAAACGAGCGGTGCGACAACTTCAATACTTCGTTAGTCCACGCATCGTCGTTGTTATTGACGAGGTGGCTGCATTCCGGCTTAATCAAGTAATCGTAGGGGCTAGCCTCTGTCTGTACCGATGCCATGATGGTGCAATGGCTAAGCAAATACTTACTGGTGTCCGCCCCAATTTTGGAGAAGGAAGCGGTCTTACGCCCGAATGTATGTTGACCATACATCTTCTCCCAATCAGTCATTCTCAAGATTGGTTCATTAAGTTGGGCATTCGCTATTTTCTTAAACGACATATGTTCACTCTAATCTAGAGGTAGATAGTTGAAATTTTCCAGCTCTATTGATGCTCCCAGAGTAAACTCTGGGATTCTCACTCTACACACAGATTACTTCCTGCGTGTTAGCGAATGATGGCTCCATCCGAGCCAAAATAACTTGTGCTGCTGCTGTATCCCGATGTGTGGTGTATCCACACTTTTCGCAATTGTGTTTGCGTTCGGACAGCGACTTCTTTTTCTTGGTTCCGCAATTTGGACACGTTTGACTTGTGTAGCGAGCATCTACTCCAATTACTTTCCTACCAGCATCTTCCGCTTTATAGGTTAGAAATTGAAAGAACGTTGACCAACTTGCATCGTGCACTTGCTTGCTCAAGATGCCCTGAGCCAAACCTTTTACGTTTAGGTTCTCAACCACGATGGTTCCATACTTCTTTACCAATATGGTTGTTTGCTTGTGTAGGAAATCCATCCTGCGGTTTGCAACTCGTGCGTGTACTTTCTGTAGAAGAACAACTGCTTTCCTTCTGCGGTTGGAACGCTTGTTGGTTCTGCGTGCCACTCGCCGTTGTGCTCTCCTGAGTTCTGCTTGACCACACTCATAGAACCGTGGGTTCTGAATCATGGTTCCATCTGAAAGGGCAGCGTAGTTCTCAATACCTACATCAATCCCAATTTTCTTTTTAGACTTCAGCACAGGCACAGGCGTGTACTCAAACGTTAGGGTAGCAAACCAGCCGTTGACTGAACGCTTGATGTTGAGAGTCTTTACAACTGCGTCTGCTGGTAGTTCTCTGGACAAACTAACCTTTATGTTTCCAACCTTGGACACTTGCAGGTACTTTCCAGACAACTTGAAACCTGTGTTGTTGAATGAGAATGAATCGTATCTGTCCCTGTTCTTGAACCTTGGGAAACCCGCCTTCTTCCCACCTTCTTTTAGGCGGCGAAAGAAGTTCTCGAATGAACGGTTGAGTTTCTTGATGACATTTTGTAGGACATGAGCATGAACAGTCTGGTACTCAGGGAAGACTTGCTTGAGTTCCGTGAGTTGACGCATCTGCTCAAACTGACCTATGCGTTGTCCACGCCGTTGTTCCAACCCCATGTTGTAGAGTTCTCGGCACACACCCAGAGTTTGGGAGAGTGCTTGCTTCTGCTTGTT